TATCGAAGATTTAACTATTGGGGATGTATTGGTAAGTTATGATACTGGTAGTTCAGAAAAAGGAACTACAACTATATCGGATATTGATATGGTACAATGGGGTAGTGATTATGTAATAAACAACACTTATAAATTTATGTCAGGTTCTTGTGTATATAATAGTTCAAATGGTTCCTCAGGCTGGTCATTCGCCCAAATTCAAGATGTGGCAGTGGGTAGTTATATACTAAGTTCTTCCTTACAATCAGTTCAGGTAAGTTCATCTTTGGCAAGGTCTACATCAACTGCAAATGCCTCAGGTGATAGACTTGGTTGGGTAATTGATGCAGAACCAAGTGATCACATTTTCGTAGAGGGAACATTAGTGCATGATGATAGGTGAGGATAATCAAACGCAAATAATTTAATCTTTGAAGATTTGTAAAACTAATTATAATCATGAAAACAAAATCTTTGTTTGACCACATCACCCACATAACATCGAAACAGACTAAAAACTATTGGGAGAATTTGAATGATGCCGATAGAAAGACTTGGTCTAATTATATGGTAAATAGATTTCTTTCGATGAATATGAATTGGACAGATTTGGTCAATGAAATACAGAAATATAAATTAGAACCAAAAGACTTATACCGATTGTATACTGAAATATTACCAAAGGGTAAGCAATGGTTAAGGTATACCAAAGGAAAAAAGGTTATGAAACATCCTCAATGGGTTGTAGAAATCGTTACAAAGTATCACGAAGTTAGTATCAAAGAAGCTAATGAGTACTTAGAAATCTATTATAGTTCCGAACAAGGTAAGGCTGAATTAAAGTCCATACTTCAAAAGTTTGGGACGGAACCAAAGGAAATCAAGAAATTAAATCTTCCTTGAAAGATTTTACATGGCAACATAGTTATACCCAGCATCAAGTTTTTACTGAAGAAGAATGTAAAGAGATTCTTCAAATGAGAACAGAAATGGTTGATAGACTTACAATGGGAATTCCATTTGAAAGCAGTTGGCTTAATGGTGCACAAGAAGAAGCAAGAGATAGGGTTGTAATGGCAGATTCGTGGGTATATGATAGGTTGAAAGAATATTGGGATAATGATTTTTGTAAATGCAATGGTCAATGGCCACTTATTCTAAAGGTGTATGATGTGGCAAATTCAGGATTTGATAGACATTATATGCATACAGATTCGGTAAAGGATGTAAAACGAGTAGCACTTTCTATAAGTTTAAATGATGATTATGAGGGTGGAAAATTACAAGTATTTGATTGGCATTATGACTGGGACGGAGAAGATGAACGAGGAGAAGCGGGTTGGAAAACTGTAGAACAAAAGATTGGTATGATGACTTTAATTCCTGTAATAATTCCACATAGAGTTACAAAAGTAAAAGGTATCAGGTATCAACTTATATCGTGGTTTTTAGGAGATAAATTAAATTGGTAATATGGCAAGAGTAAACTACGAAACTCTCGGTACATTAATCAATATTAATGACAAAGACTTGGAGTTCGAAAGGGTTACAAATTCAATAGATGTTGTTGATAGAGAATATGGTGTAGAAGTTATATTTGATTACTATAGGCGACATGGATTTCCCCACTACACAATTCGTGAAGAAGAAAAACACGACCACCTAAAAAAACTGAGAAAATTTGATGTCAATACGATATTCAAAGACAATCAGATTGTACAGACTATGCATGGACTGAGGTTGTGCTGGACTTATCATCCACATTTTTGGGAAGTAAGATGTGGGAGTGCTAAAAAATCACCGATGGAAATATTCTTGGATGATGATATGTTCAAATCTACAATCCGTAAATGTTGGAATTGGGAACTAAAACACTATAAAGGTGAAGACCCAAATAGTGAGAGAAATGTATTTCACGAAAATAGACTCAGACAATCAATAAAGATTTATAGTGGTACTCAATCTGTTAGCAACTTTAGACCAACAGCAGCAAAACTAATATATGAAAGGTATGGTGGAGATGGAGTTATATGGGATATGTCTTGTGGATGGGGTGGTCGTTTGTTAGGTTTTTTATCCGCTAAAAATACCAAACATTACATTGGTACTGAACCATCCACAATGACCTTTGATGGTCTAAATAATATGAGCAAAGATTTCCATTATATAAAAAAGAAAGTCGATATATATAGACAAGGAAGTGAAGAATTTAAACCTAAGTCAAATTCATTAGACTTGTGTTTCACTTCCCCACCTTATTTTGATACTGAAAAGTATTCTGATGAGGAAAGTCAAAGTTATAAAAAGTTCCCCACACAAGATGAGTGGGTGAATGGTTTCTTAAAAACTACTATTGAAAATTGTTATCACGGACTTAAGAAGGGTGGTTATATGTTATACAATATAGCAAACACACCTAAGTATAAGTTTATTGAAGAGGAGACTCAGAGCATTGCAACCTCTCTCGGATTCATACAAGAAGAAACTATTCAACTTACATTGTCAAGTGTAATGGGAGCTGGACACAAGTACGAACCAATTTTCGTTTTTAGAAAAGGATAAAAGATGGACAAACAACAAGTACCGATTAAAGTGAACTACTCAAATGGTTCAAATTTGACACCAAACCAACAAATGATGTTTAAAAATTTGGAGTGGGGTATAAATTTAGAAACAAGTACAATGTATTTAAGTTATGAAATTGACCAAGACCAATTATATGCGGTTATGACAAGATTTGATAATTTTGTAAGATTAAACCCTAAACAAGATGTAACATTAAACATTACTTCCTATGGTGGTGATGTTTATGCCATGTTAGGTACGATAGATTATTTTAACTCATTACCAGTCAAGGTAAATACACATTGTGTTGGAGCATGTATGTCAGCAGCAGCCGTCATACTTGCCTGTGGTACTGGTAAAAGAACAATGACAGAAAATTCTACCGTAATGGTTCATGAAGGTTCAGCGTTTGAAGGTGGTAAGACATCTGATGTGTTGAAAGGAGCAGACCACCTACGAAAACTACAAAAAAATATCAATAGAATACTTGGTAAGGTAACAAATAAAGACCAACAATTTTGGGAAGGTGTTTCAAAAAATGATTCATATTTTACAGCAGAAGAGTGTTTAGAATATGGTATCATTGATGAAATTATTACTTGACTTTAACCAAAATATTTCGTAAATTCTTATATCACATTAGGAGAACTATATGTCAGAAGAGACAAGTTTATTAGACATGAAAAGAAACTCAATCAAAGATACTCCAAAGTCAGAACCAACAACCGACAATGTTGTTCAGTTGATGGAAAAGGAATGGCCTGAGATGACTAAAGAGTTCAAAAAATTACAAAGAGAACAATATGAATTGTTCTGTCACAAACAACATGATTACGGTCCTGGCAACATATCAGTTGGAACACAATTGAAGACTAAGGAAGAAATAAAACTATCACTCACAGGTTTATGGTTTCGTATGAATGATAAATTACAACGAGTAAAAACACTATTAATGAACGACAGAGAATCAGCTGTTAAGGACGAACCATTAGAAGATGCTTATTTAGATGTATCAAATTATGGAATTATGGCAACTCTTGTTGGTCGTGGAAAGTGGGGAAAATAATGAAAACAGCAAAATACTTTACAGCTACATGGTGTGGCCCTTGTAAAGCTTTCAAACCTGTAATGACCGAAATAATGAACGAGGGTCATTCAGTACAAATACTCGACATAGACGAGAACAAATCCCTAGCACAACAATATAATGTTAGGTCGGTTCCAACAACTGTCATAGAAGAAAATGGAGTTGAAGTAGATAGGTTCGTAGGTGGACTACCTAAGCAATCTGTTATTCAAAAATTAAATGGCTAGAAAAAAATCAGTATCGTATAGTCAATTCGCGTTATGGGAACAATGTCCTTACTCGTGGAAATTACAATATGTAGATAAGGCTATACCGTGGTCAGATAATATCTATACTTTATTTGGTACTGCCATGCATGAAGTACTACAAGAGTACATCAAAGTAATGTATACCAAAAGTATAGTAGAGGCTGACAAATTACTTCTCGAAGAAGAACTCGAAGATAGAATGAAGAAACTATTCATGGAAATAATGCAAAGAAATGGTGGTGAACAATTCTGTACAAAGGATGAGATGACAGAGTTTTACAATGATGGTCTTAAGATTATTGATTTCTTCAAGAAGAAGAGAGCTATGTACTTTAGTAAGAAAGGTTATGAATTGTTAGGAATAGAAACTTCACTAAATTATGATTTACCAAATAATCTTAAATTTAAAGGGTTCATCGACCTAATTATTAAAGACAATATCAGAAATCGAATCAAGATTATTGATATCAAAACATCATCTTGGGGTTGGAA